ATCGTAGTAATCATTGTTAGACTGGTTTATAGTCTGATCTGTGCAGAATACTTTGTCTTTGTATATTACTGATCCATTTAATAACACATCCATAGTGTAGTAAACATCCTTCTTTAGTGTACCAAAAACAGCCTCAAAACTCATATAATCGTGATCTGTTGAAGCAGTAGCTGAAACAGTTACTACTCCTCTAGTGCTTTCGTTAGTCAGTTTTACTTGTATCTGACCATCTATATATTGTCTAGGTATTACCTTAAAGGTTTTAGTACCACTAGTCCCTATAATCTTCATACTAATATAACGTAGTATTATTAACTTTTGTGTAAAAAAAAAGCTACCCCTAAGGATAGCCTTTTACAAACCATTTAATTATTATGGATTAATTTTAGAAGCACTAATTTCAGCTTCGAAAGCTGTAGCATCTACAAAGTAAGCTGGTAGCGTTTCTTGAGCAGCCATAGTTAAAGTAAAGCCACTTAAATCAGCCATTCCAGCTCCAGTTACAATAGTCCCTCCAGAACAATCTGCTCCGTGAGATGCACCTACCATAAGATAGTTTCCATTATAATCCTTAATTACAACGTGAGGTCTAGCCTTTACCAAAAGGATTAATTCCTCTTGCGTTGCTTTATCTAATTTAGTCAAAGTCAGATTAAGAGTCTGCTCATAAAAAGCAGTCCCATTCTCACGAGAAGCTGTGATAGTTTGCTCTAAGCTAGAGTTTCCTTTTACATCAAACTCAAAGAAATCTGGAGTACCACTAAAAGCAGTAACTTCTCCAGCAGTAACTGTCAAAGTCCCCATAGTCCCAAAGTCTGCAAAGTAAACCGCTTGAATACCACCAACGCTATCCTTGCAAGGTACTGATCGACCAGTTGTTAAATTACAAGCCATATTATTATTTTTTTTAAAGAAAAAGGGTAGGTAAGACTATTCCAACCCACCCCTTTAATATGTTAATATTCTATTTCTTAAGCTAGAGTAAGAAGTACTAAATCACTTCCAATTCCATACTGTACACCAGCAGTGTATCGCATAATTACACGAACATTTTGGTCTCCTAAAATCTCGCTTGTATCTACGAGCTTCACTTCTGTATGGTCAGACATCAAGCCAGTTCCAAAGAACAAGTTAGAAGCTTCTCCAGCTACAATGTGGTCAGATGGCATACCTGGAGCGTGTTGGATTTTAATCCCTTCAAACGCTAAAGCATTACCCATATTGTACCACTGTGATCCTTGATCGTTAGTACCAGCAGCACCAAGACCAGCAGCACCAAATCCTCCTAAAGCTCTTACATAAGCTTGTAAAGCAATAGTTGGTAGGTAGATAGTTAAATCTTCTTTACCATAAACAGCAGAAGGAATAGAATCAACTACATTTCCTAAAAGAGCTATAATGTTTGTAGAAGTAAAAGAAGTTTCTGAGTCATTAGCAGCATCATTTACTGTTCCATCAGCAGCCATAAGCGTAGTGAAACCATCAAACTGTCCGTTAGATCCATCATAAGCACCAGCCCATAAGTCTTGCTCAGTTTTCTCAGCTACTTTAGAAGCAACGTGCCCAATTAAGAAATCAGAAAACGCTGGAGGAAGATTGTCATAGGCTGAATAACCCATAGAAATTGCCTCCCAGTCCTTCCGAAAATCGGACTTGCACAAAACAAGGTTTACTTGTAATTCAGTGGGTTCGAGGATTCTTTCTGTTAGTGTTAAAGCATCAGCAGTCTCTGTGAAATCACAAGAAGCGTTAGCAACAATACCAGTAGAAGCGATTTTCTTGATTACTTCTTTGTATTTTACATTAGGTTTAATAGTGACAGCTCCATCGTTAAGAGTCTTACCACTTAAAAGTGCTGCTGCGATGTACTTTCCAGCAAATTCTCCAGCATACGTTGAGGTAATAGTGTTTACACTACCATTACCAGCATAAAGATTAGTCTTTTTCATTTTTTTATTATTTATTTAATTGTCTTAATACTCTATCTAGAGTAGTTTCGTTTCTGTTTTGAGAAAACTTTACTTCTTGTTTTTTAGAAGCTTTTCTTTCTGGGCTATGCTTGAATTTTCTAGACATTTCCTCTTTTTTCTCTTCGTCTTTTTTCTCGTAAGAGTCATCAAACTTTTTCTTAAGCTCTTTTAACTCTTCCTTTACTTCCTCAATAGCTGGTGCAACTACATCAACTACTGCTTGTACGATAGCTTCCACTTCTGGAGCTACTTCTTCTGGTACTTCAGTTTCGATAACTTCTTCTTCAGCTTCTACTACTACCTCTTCTGCTGGTGCTTCGGCTTCTCCAATAGAAGCAATAACTCCCTCTTCCTCTACAACTAGGGATCTTCCATCCTCTAATTTGTATTCTCCGATTGGAAGTGCTACACGCTCATCCTCAGTAACAATAAAAACAGACTGACCAGCCTCAAAAGACTCAGCTTCGATTACTGTACCATTGTCTAAAGTCTGTTGAGCTAACTTTACGTTAGTATTCAAAAGAGCTTTAATCTTAGATAACATTTCTGTCGTTTTCATATTTATTTATTTATTAATTAATTATCTCCAAAAATCATTAAAACCAGCATACTGTCTAGCCTCTTGGTATTTTTCAAAAGCATCTCTATTCAATGACTCTGCATTATCTACTCTTCTTATTAAATCGTCAAAGTTGGATAAAATATCGTTAGGATCTACTCCTAACTCTTGCGCTTTAAACTCTAACTCAGATAGAGCTTGTCCTATAATTTCTGAAACTTCCTCTAAGTCTCTAGTAGCACCATTTATTATATAATCATCTAAATTATACCTACTTCTGACCTCATTAAAAGCATCAATAATCTCATCTCCGTATTCATAAGCCAAATAACTTGCTTCCATCTCAGCTTGTTCAAAACGCTCTAGATTATCTTCTATATCGCTAACTAGTGATAGCTTAACTTGTTTCTTAGGCATCCCTTTAGCTATCTTGCTAAATACTGTTTTCTTTGTGTTCATAGTTTATATTTTTACTCTACACCTATAGAACGTAATTCGCTTACTTGATCGTCAAATTTACTTTCTAATTGGTCTAAATATTGTAAATCGTCAAAATGTAGCTGCCAGTCTGGATATACCTCTTCTGGACTCAATCCCAGCTCTTCTGCTTTTTCTTTTATTTGCTTTAGTATTTCTAAATCCCCAGCTACGTCGGCTGTAGTTACAAAAGACTCGCTATTTTGCAAGTATACAGATCGTAAGTCGCTACGTAATTGGTAAAACTCATTAAATTTTTCGTCAAACCACTCTTCTACAGAATAAGATAAACGACCTATTTCGTCTTGTAAGTATTCGTATTCGTAATTAAACTCATTTACTAAGCCTAGCTCTAATTTTTTTTCCTCTTTTAGTCTCAGCTCTCTATGCTTATCTGCATCAAATAGCCTACTGAATACTGTATTTTTTGTGTTCATAATAATATAACGTTTGTATTATTTTTTTTGCATTTTTAATTAGCATCCTCACAAGCTGTACAGTCATCATAAGCAATAGATGCTGTATTTATATGTATACCCTCTGAATGATGCTCTGCTGTTACTGTATAACAAGCATTGTGGTTATTCTCTAGAGTTAAGTAGTAAGTCTTACCTACAATAAGCTCTGTATCGTGCATATGAACGTGGTGTGTGTGAGCATCTGAGCATCTCTCTACTAAATATCCATACCAAACCCCAGTAATAACCTCTCCTTTACTTTTACCAATTCCTTGAGCCCATAGGCTACCATCACAGCACTTTCTAGAGTATGTTAATTGATCTTTACACAAACATCCTCTTTTGCTATTCTTAGGACTAGTTCTGCTAGGTATCTTACTATCTTTACGCATCTAACTCTTTTAGTTTGTTAATAGCCCACTCTACACCAGAAGTGCCTCCCCAAGCATCCCACATCAATCCTCCACACCCCTCAGAGTATGGTACATCTTTATGCTGTTGATGTCTTTTAAAACTAGCCATTCTAGAAATTGTATCTCTAGTTATACCTTCTTTTTTAGCTAATTGGTTTGCTCTTTTTTTTCCTACATCAGTGCCACAGCTACCCCATCCATTTTTATCTGCCCACTCTAAAGCTCGTTTAGCGTTATTACTAGCACTCTCTGGATAGTCTGTATAAGATTCTAGCTTCATTTCTGCTTCTAGGATCATCTGTTTAATCTTTAGTAGCTCTAGTCCAGCTTCTATCTCTTTGCTAAGCTCTTCTTTTTTACTCTTCTCTACAAAGTAGCCCTCTATTGAGAAGCCCTTAACCTTACCAGTTTTTACGAAATCTTGCCAGACCTCTTCATTGGTTACTTTCATAGTACCTACCCAAGTTCCTATAGGTAAGTCCATATCGTATATCTGACTTTTATCTTTTACCTCATCCTCTACTATCCAAGACTCTACCAAGCTAAGACCAGATAACTCTAGCTTATGCTCAAATGTAGAATTATTTTGATAGCCATTCATTAAAAACATCTCAGATGCTTTACGGACTGTCTCTCTAGTAAAGTAAATATAGTACTCATCATTACCATCCTTTCTGTAGATAGTTTTATTAGGTACTAGTAAAGCTCCAGTAAGTAGTCTTTTATCTGTATCTGCTTCTGCTAGTTTATATTCCTTTTGTTGATTAAGTGCTACAAAGTTTTCCTCTATAGCTGGATGCTCTACAATACTGATTGCATCAATACCAGCAAATAAGCTGTCATCATCCTCTTCAATTATAAGTTCTACTATTCTCATACTATTATAACGTTATTAATTTCTATTTTGTTAAAGAGTAGCACCCTCTACAATATTATTCTCTAAACTCTGTGCAGTAGTTATGTCATTAGCTACTACATAGGCTTGTACTGGCTCTTGTGTTTGACTTCCTACTGCTTCTGCTAATTGACTTGTTTCTGTAGCACCAACTATATTAAAGCTAGGAGCTTGAGGTGTAGCTGCTGCTGCTCCAGCAGATGCTCCTCCTCCACCACCACCACTAGATTTAGGCACTTTAGTAGAAATAATCTTTTTAACATTA